ACCGCCACCAAATAAGCCCATTATTTTTTCCCAAACGGATAAGTTAGAGTAGAAATAGTAGCCACTCGGTTCATAGAAGTATCACTAGGATAATAAAATTGCCAGCTAGGGTCATTGGTAAATCTACCACCAATTTTATTTTGCAAAATCATTTGGATATTAGCGGCAGACAAAGTAATAGTACCAACCACCATTCTGGCTTCTTCCATCCATTGTTCATTAATATTGTATGCATTAATAAATCCAAAAAAATATTGGTATAAGCCACCAGTTCCACCAGTAGTAATTAATTGATTATTAGTATCAAAAAAACCTTTCCACATGGTAATTTTTGAACCTTTAAAATCTAAATTTAATACTGCACCTAATAAAGCAGTATCTAATCCTACAATAGTTACAGTAGTTTGATTGGCAGTAGATTTAATATCTCTTTGTATTTTTCCGATTCCGCAAAGAACTCCCAAAGCATCAAAAGATCGGCTATCTACCTCTGGAACAGTAATTGCAACAGGAGCAGTAGAAAATAAATAAGTAGCAGATGGAGTAATAATTCTTATAAAATCTGCGTAACGAATATTATTCGTATTTTCAATAGGCACTATTGCGTTGCTCATGAAACTGCCTCTATAGCTTGAAACGCACCAGACCATTGAATAAATGAATCGTTAGTCATTGGAACTAAACTATAAGTAGGATAAGCCTGTAGTATTACAGGAAATGTACAACCAGTATAAGTTGAGCCACCCATAGAAATAGTGGTTCCATATTGCCCAATTACGGCATTTTGAGCAGAAGTTAAAGTGGTCAGAATAGTTCTATGTACTGGAATAGTAACTGTAGCCCCAGAACCTCTTAAAACATCAGCAGTAGCTATATAAGAATAATTACTCATCTGGCAAAAATCACCAGCCTTAACTATATAAGCAGTAGATGAAATACTAGGTAAATTCCCTAATACCAAATTCTTTCCTGTAGAACTTGTTTGCCATTGGCATACTGGAATTTGACCAGAAGTCATATCTCCTTGGTAAGCAATATAGTTTACCCAGCCAGTAGAGCCAAAATTAAGGTATTGAGTTAATGCCCTATCATATTGTCTTAAATTTGCTAGTAAATCCCTATTTTGACTGTAAAGCAAATAATTCATTGGCTTCATAGAAAACTGAAACGGCACTACAGTAAGAAGTTCACTGGTAACTATTCGCTGATTTCTGGATAGAATCTGACCAACAAAACGCTGGTCATTAATTGTTACAGATTCAGCAATAGATAAAATAGTAGTTAAATTTGGCATAGTTATCTGCTTTGCGGTAATGACCTTTGAGCAGACTGATTAGCCGCCCAGATTGAGTTTTGATTTTTAGCAATAAACTGCAGAGCAGATTGTGTATCTATAGCAGACATATTCTGAATTACAGGGGCATTGTAAGTAACTCCACCACCACCACTCATAGCATTAGCCATTGTATTATTTGGAATTACACTTCCTGATCTGCCAGGTATAAAGAGTTCAGGACCATTCTCGCCAACTAAAGTAGGACCATCTACAGTACCGCCTGATGCTCTAGCTGGCAGTTGAAATGCTGATCCTGAAAAAGAACCGCCAGCTTGTCCAGTAGCTACAGCGGTTGAGCTTATTGGACCAAACATACTTCCAAATAGAGAACTTATGCCTTGCATCATTAACATACGCAACTGTATCTTAATAAGGTCTTTAATAATACTAGATGCTAAATCACTAAATGATAGCTTTCCAGTATCAACAAACTTGTCCATAGCAGAAGTCATATTGCCAGTTATGGATGTAAATACATCTTCTGCATTTTTTGCATAGTTCCCAGAATCTTCAGCATATTGTGCAAATGCTTTATTCCATCCATAACTAAATGTGCGCTGTGCCGCAATAGAGGATTCTTCAATTTGTCTAGCCGCTTTTGCTGATACTTCACCTATTTCTTTTACTTTTGCAATCTGTTTATCGTATTCGGCCAATACTTTTGCATCACCGCCACGGCCTATAGCAGCTTCTCTTAATTTATTGATTTCATCAATTTTTTTGCTTGTGGAATCTAATTGCTGATTTACAGCTTCTTGTATTCTTCTTTCGTTGTTTGTCATGCCAACCATAGCATCACGAACTTTTAATTGTTGTAAAGAAAAATCCACTTGCCTTTGGTATTCAACAGAAATTAGTCCAGCCGTATAAAGCATTTGCTTTTGTTTATCTGCTTCAGCATCTTTAGCGGCTTGTGTAGCCCTACCAGCAAATTCATCGCCTTTGGCTTTTGCTTTGGCTTGTGGAGAATCTAATTCTTGTAATTTGCCACGGAACATTACCTGATCGGCATATATTTTTCTAAGTTCTTCTTGTGCTTTATTAGCATCAATTTTTCCAGTAAACTTGTCCCAATACACACCCATAGTGGCAAAACCATTAGCCACACTACCAGCCGCATACCAAAGCCCAAGCATTACTGCCCTTAAGTTTTCAAAAACCTTTTCCGCTATACCGCCCTTTTCTCCCATTTGTTCAAACATAGCCGATATAGTTGGCATAAGTTCTTTTGTAAAAACTAAAAGTAGTTTTGTAGCTTTAGCTTCAAGTTTGTCGTGTAATTCTCCTGAAAGCCTTACAGCATCAGCATATTCTTTAAATGAATCTGTGCCTTTTGCCATTTCTTCTTGAATGGCTTTTAAACTTACTCCTCTAATACCTTTACCTAATAATTCAAAAGCAATAGCATTTCTAGCTACTACATCAGGTATTTTTGCTAAATTATTGATGGTTTTATCAAATAACTGCTCATTGGTCATGGAACCAATATCTTTAAGTGATACACCAATGCGAGCAAAAGCATCTTGTGCTTGCTTGCTTCCTTGTGCAGCCGCATCTATCTTAGTAGTAAATGACGCAAGGATTTTTCCAGCATTTTCACCACTACCACCAGCTAAATTAAGTGCTTCAGATAAGGCTAAAACCTTCTCTACGGCTATTTCATTAGCATCAGCAAGGTCAGATACTCTATCAGAAAATTCTAGTGATTTATAAATCATGCCAGCAAATGCGGCAACACCAATTACGGATGCTTCATCAAGTTTCTTGGATATTTCTCCAAGACCCTTTTTAGCGGCTTCTAATCCCTGTGTAAAATCAGCGGTTTCTAATCCCAGTTTTACTGCTAGTTGAGCAACAATATTAGCCATTTATTAACCTTGTAATTGACTGGGTGCGCCTGGGTGCAATTTTGCAAAAGCTATTAAATTTTTGCTAACTTGCTCCCTTTTTGCTTCTTCCGATAATGGTGGATAAAGATAATCATATTGATTAGGAATTATATCTTGTAATTTATAAGGAGATGATCCTTTTGGTAATAAACTATTAAAATGTCCAGCCGCATGACTGCCTAATACTTGTAATAATCCTAGATTACCAATAACTCCATCATTAAACATAATACAAATGTCGCTAAAGGTTTGTTCATCTACTGTTGCTGGGTCAGTACCATGAGCCGTCAAATATGCTTTAACTTGCCTACGGACTGACCTTACTACTTTCCCTTTATTTCCTTATATGAGGGAGATATTGTTTCTCCAATATGTTCTATTATTTCTAATTGAACAGAAAATGGGAATAATTCTTCTACATCTTTATAGGTAATATCTTCTAAAGTATGTCCTTCTTCTGGAACTAATAACTTAATCATTTCCAAAATACGGTTTTCGGTAATTAATTTATTCTTGGCAGTTTCAAGCATTGACCTACCTTGAACTTTAATATCATTTTCTTCAAAAATAACACCAAGTTCAGCATTTAAAGATTCTTTTTCTTTCTTTAAGTCTTTAGTAAGTTCATTGTAATACTCTTGGATTTTTTCTTCATTTGGAATTCTAATTCTTTCAAGTATTGCATCATATTCAGAAGTTAATGGAACTTTTACTTTAAAAGTATGACCAGACATTTCAAAAGACCTAATACGCAAAAGACTTTTATTTTCAATAAACTTTTTACCGAATGCTTGTTCTAATTGATTCATTTACTACTCCTATTTTGTTTTGCTCTATATTTTTCTAATACTGAACCTATATCATCACCTAAAGACCTAAGAACTTGGTCTGCATTGGATTCTAAAGAAATTCGCATATATGGTTGTGCTGGGAAATAAGGACTTCCAAACTCTTGAACATTAGCCCTTGCATCAGATTTCATGCCAATGGATTTATAAGGCATGGTTGTTCTAGTATTTTTGGTCTTATCAATCATTTTCCTATCATAATAGGACACTTGTGCTAATTTATTGCCAGGAGCAGTTGTTACATAAGCAACCATTACTTGTCCAGCAACATAATATCTAGACCTTCTATCCTTTGCATTTGGAGCCCTTGCTTCAATACGTAAAGATGCTTCTAACGCTCCAGTATCAACAGGAGCACGAAATTGTGCCGATGTTAAAACAGGCAACATAGCTTTTTTCATGCCATTTTTTAGAATTCCTTTAGCATCCTTTGCACTAAAGTCAGCAACTATTTCGTCAATGAGCGCTTTAAATTCCTCAAAGCCTTCCATTTTAAAAGTTGTTCCCACACTACTCTCCGTTTTTAATCATTTTGTGATAGATGGCATTGTTTAGCCTAGTCACATATTCAACAATTTCTTCTGGAGTAAGTTTATCCGCATGTATAGCGGCAATTTGATAAGCTGTGTTAATACCAGCTATGCGTTGCTGTTGAAAGCCAAACCAATTCTTAACTCCTGAATTGGATTGGCTAATCAGAAAACCTAGTAAGTCATTGCTCGACTGTATCTGCATTTTTTACTGTTTTCTTTTGTGGTTCGTCTTGTATAACTACAGGGTTAAATGGGTCATCTCCACCACCAAGACATTGAGCAATAGCATCGTCAATATCTTTCGCTTCAAAGACTTTTCCATTAGCAAATTGAACTTTCATATTATTCCTTAGGCTGAATTAGACCAACCATATTGATTTCCACGAGGATGGATTGAGAATACACACTTAGCTTCTGCGCCAGGCTGAGCATCAATATGGAACATAGATACACGACCATTAAATGCGTAATAAACAACATTTGAACCATCAGTAGCAGAAATAACAAAAGTGCGATCAACTGTTCCACTATAAGCATCGCCACGAATCAATAACAAATTAGCATCGCTAGGATTCCAAGCGGCTGTAATAGTCATAGAAGTAGGGGCAGACTGTGTAGGAATCTTGTCAGATTGACGGCTACCAGCAACCATAAAGGATGCAACTGCATCATCTTGACCGAAAGCTGGGATAGCTTCTACAGGAACTAAATTGCCAGATACAGCAATAGCTGAAACTGAAGCCAAAACAGAAAGATTGGCAGTAGTTAGCGCAGTAGGAGAAGCACTAGGTTGCATATACAGGGCGGCTGAAAAGCCTGGAAGTACTTTTGATGGAAGTGCCATGATTAATTCCTTAAATTAAAAGTTAAATAATTCTATCTTATTAAGCTGGAATATCCAAGGTGCAATCCATAATAATATGATGCAATCCTACAGTATTGTCGTATGTATTGTAAAGCCACATTACATCCGCTTTAGAGATATAAAAACCAGTAGAACCGCCAAACTGACCACTATATCCATGAAGCGACTGTAATATTGTATTGCTAATATCGAAACAATCTACCATATTTTGTGAAAATACACTTATTTGAAAGGTAGGTCGGTCAATACCCTTAACAGATTGAGTTGTACCAGTATAAACTGGTTGGTGTACATTTCTCAACTGCCA